TTCCTGAAGTTCCTGTTGTACCCGAGGTTCCCGAAGTTCCACTAGTTCCTGTAGTACCCGAAGAGCCACTCGTTCCTGATGAACCTGAAGTTCCACTTGTACCCGAAGAACCACTTGTTCCTGTGGTTCCACTTGTTCCCGATGTACCAGTTGTTCCGCTTGAACCTGAAGTACCAGAAGTGCCACTACTACCTGATGTTCCGCTAGTACCTGTTGTACCGCTAGTTCCTGAAGTACCTGACGTTCCACTAGTACCCGTTGTACCCGAAGAACCACTTGTTCCTGAAGAACCACTGGTACCCGAGGTACCGCTAGTTCCTGAAGTTCCTGATGTGCCCGAAGTACCTGTTGTACCCGAGGTTCCCGACGTTCCGCTAGTTCCTGAAGAACCACTTGTCCCTGAAGTCCCACTTGAACCTGAAGTTCCACTTGTTCCTGTTGTACCCGATGTTCCACTAGTACCCGTAGTTCCTGAAGAGCCACTTGTTCCCGAAGAACCTGAAGTTCCACTTGTGCCTGTTGTTCCTGAAGTACCTGAAGTACCTGTGGTTCCTGACGTTCCACTTGAACCTGATGTACCACTAGTACCAGAAGTACCTGTAGTTCCGCTTGTTCCTGATGTTCCACTAGTCCCTGTAGTACCTGATGTTCCACTTGTACCCGATGTTCCACTAGTACCCGTAGTTCCTGAAGAGCCACTTGTTCCTGATGAACCTGAGGTTCCACTTGTACCGGTTGTTCCTGATGTACCTGATGTTCCTGTAGTTCCCGACGTACCACTTGAACCTGACGTTCCGCTAGTACCAGAAGTACCGCTAGTTCCTGATGTTCCACTTGAACCTGATGTTCCACTAGTTCCTGTGGTACCACTTGTTCCACTAGTTCCTGTAGTCCCTGAAGTACCACTCGAACCTGAAGTACCTGAAGTACCCGATGTTCCGGATGTTCCACTAGTGCCTGAAGTACCTGTTGTACCCGATGTTCCAGAACTACCTGATGTTCCGCTCGTACCACTCGAACCTGAAGTGCCCGAAGTCCCACTAGTTCCCGATGTTCCGGATGTTCCACTAGTGCCTGAAGTACCTGTTGTACCCGATGTTCCAGAACTACCTGATGTTCCGCTCGTACCACTTGAACCTGAAGTACCTGAAGTTCCACTAGTACCTGAAGTTCCACTTGTACCCGTTGTTCCTGAAGTTCCACTTGTACCCGTAGTACCCGAAGTTCCTGAAGTGCCTGATGTACCACTTGTACCTGAAGTACCTGTAGTGCCTGAGGTACCACTCGTTCCACTAGTTCCTGTCGTACCCGATGTTCCAGAACTACCTGATGTTCCACTTGTACCTGAAGTACCCGAGGTTCCACTAGTTCCAGTTGTACCCGAAGTACCACTCGTTCCTGATGAACCCGAAGTCCCACTCGTACCCGTTGTTCCTGAAGTACCACTAGTTCCTGAAGTACCACTAGTTCCTGAAGTTCCGCTCGTACCTGAAGTGCCTGATGTACCACTAGTACCCGAAGTTCCTGAAGTTCCTGAAGTGCCACTGGTTCCTGATGAACCTGAAGTTCCACTTGTACCCGTTGTTCCTGAAGTACCACTAGTTCCTGAAGTACCTGTGGTACCAGAAGTGCCTGAAGTTCCTGATGTTCCTGAGGTACCACTAGTTCCTGATGTACCTGAAGTACCGCTTGTTCCTGTTGTACCCGAAGTTCCACTTGTTCCTGATGTACCTGTAGTACCTGAAGTTCCACTTGTACCTGATGTACCACTCGTACCTGAAGTTCCACTTGTACCTGATGTACCAGTTGTACCTGAAGTTCCACTCGTTCCTGTTGTACCTGAAGTACCGCTAGTTCCTGAACTACCAGATGTCCCACTTGTACCCGAAGTACCAGTAGTACCACTAGTTCCACTTGTTCCTGTAGTACCGCTAGTTCCACTTGAACCTGATGTTCCACTAGTTCCTGTAGTTCCTGACGTACCACTTGTTCCTGAAGTTCCACTAGTACCTGTTGTACCCGAAGTACCTGATGTTCCACTTGTTCCTGTAGTACCGCTAGTTCCTGAGGTACCGCTAGTTCCGGTCGTACCTGATGTACCACTTGTTCCTGAAGTTCCAGTTGTACCGGAAGTACCTGATGTACCAGACGACCCACTCGTTCCGCTTGTACCCGATGTGCCTGTTGTACCACTTGTTCCTGAAGTACCTGTTGTACCGCTAGTTCCTGAAGTACCCGAGGTTCCACTTGTACCCGATGTTCCATCAATACCACTCGTGCCAGATGTTCCTGAGGTTCCACTTGTACCTGTTGTTCCTGAAGTCCCACTTGTACCACTTGTACCCGTAGTACCCGAAGTTCCTGAAGAGCCACTTGTTCCTGATGAACCTGAAGTTCCACTTGTTCCTGAAGTACCCGAAGTACCTGATGTTCCGCTAGTTCCCGACGTACCTGAAGAGCCACTTGTTCCTGTTGTACCTGATGTACCACTAGTTCCCGAGGTACCACTTGTTCCTGTTGTACCTGAAGTTCCACTTGTACCCGTTGTACCTGAAGAGCCACTTGTTCCTGAAGTACCTGATGTACCATCTATACCACTTGTTCCACTTGAACCTGATGTTCCACTAGTTCCTGTAGTTCCTGATGTACCACTTGTACCTGAAGTACCCGTTGTGCCTGAAGTTCCACTAGTTCCTGTAGTTCCTGATGTACCACTCGTACCACTTGTTCCTGTTGTACCTGATGTACCTGAAGTTCCAGTTGTACCTGAAGTTCCACTTGTTCCTGATGTACCGGTTGTACCTGAAGTTCCGCTTGTACCTGAAGTCCCAGTTGTACCTGAAGTTCCTGAAGAACCTGATGTACCACTAGTTCCTGTAGTACCACTCGTACCCGAAGTACCACTTGTACCTGAGGTTCCACTCGTGCCTGTGGTGCCTGATGTACCGCTAGTTCCCGAAGTACCTGTTGTACCACTAGTTCCTGAAGTACCCGAGGTTCCACTTGTACCCGATGTTCCATCAATACCACTCGTGCCAGATGTACCTGAAGTTCCACTTGTACCTGATGTACCTGTTGTACCGCTAGTTCCTGAAGTACCTGAAGTTCCACTTGAACCAGATGTACCACTTGTTCCTGAGGTTCCTGTAGTGCCTGAGGTTCCACTTGTACCAGATGTACCACTTGTTCCTGAGGTTCCCGAGCTACCACTTGTACCTGATGTGCCTGAAGTACCACTTGAACCTGCAATATTTGCAGCTAAAGTTGTTACAATATTTGAGAGAGTTGAATTTCTCATCTCAATATTGAAGGAAGTATTGTTACCCGTAGTTGTTGCGTAAATACTAACTCTAATTCTTGAGTTGATTGACGCTAAAACATATGAAGGGACGTATTGACTATAAATGTAGTTGTTCTGTGTTGTGGTTATAATAGTAGCAGATGCCGAAGTTCCCGATGCAATATTAGCAATCAGTGTTGTACCGTCTGATTGCATCTCATCAATAGCAATCCAATATTTAAGGTCACCTGTACCAGCAAGTTTTCGAGCAAATAGGTTACTAATCCACAATCCAGGTATTATTGTCGTAGTATCCAACGCTGTTGCTGGAGATACAAATTGAACAATCTTAACCTCCCCGTCTGCAGGGTCGAAATTTGATGTCGTAATCGTTGTTTGTGTACCTGTATTCGGGAATAATATCAAATCATCCGTAATCAAGGAAGCAATTGGTACTGTTTGGGTAGCTGTTGGTCCATCATAGTAGAAAACTAAACCACTTGATATACCACTGACACCTGACGTTCCTGACGTTCCGCTCGAACCACTAGTTCCTGAAGAACCCGAAGTACCTGATGAACCACTTGTCCCTGAAGAACCTGAAGTACCACTAGTTCCTGAAGTACCTGTTGTACCCGAAGTTCCTGAAGTACCTGACGTTCCAGTAGTCCCTGAGGTACCGCTAGTACCCGAAGTTCCACTAGTTCCTGTTGTACCTGATGTACCACTTGTACCAGAAGTACCTGTTGTACCAGAAGTTCCACTTGTTCCTGAAGTACCACTTGTTCCTGAAGTACCACTAGTTCCTGAGGTACCGCTAGTACCTGAAGTACCACTAGTTCCTGTCGTTCCTGAAGTACCACTAGTTCCTGAGGTACCGCTAGTTCCTGTTGTACCTGAAGTTCCTGATGTTCCACTAGTGCCTGAGGTTCCTGAAGTTCCAGAAGTACCTGTCGTTCCAGAAGTACCACTAGTTCCACTTGTACCCGAAGTTCCACTTGAGCCTGAAGTACCACTTGTTCCTGATGTACCATCTATACCACTCGTTCCACTTGAACCTGACGTTCCACTTGTTCCCGTGGTACCTGAAGTTCCTGACGTACCACTTGTTCCTGTTGTTCCACTAGTACCTGAAGTTCCTGACGTACCACTTGTTCCTGTTGTTCCACTAGTACCTGAAGTTCCTGACGTACCACTTGTTCCTGTTGTTCCACTAGTACCTGAGGTTCCTGTCGTACCTGATGTACCACTTGTTCCCGTTGTACCTGATGTTCCCGAAGTTCCTCTAGTACCAGTCGTTCCTGAAGTTCCACTTGTTCCTGTCGTACCTGACGTTCCTGAAGTACCTGATGTTCCTGAAGTACCATCGATTCCACTCGTGCCAGAAGTTCCACTCGTTCCTGTCGTACCTGAAGTACCTGAAGTTCCTGAAGTACCATCAATTCCACTTGTACCCGAAGTTCCACTAGTTCCTGTCGTACCGCTTGTACCTGAGGTTCCTGAAGTTCCGCTAGTACCAGTCGTTCCTGAAGTTCCACTTGTTCCTGTTGTACCTGAGGTTCCTGAAGTTCCACTTGTACCCGTAGTTCCTGAAGTCCCACTAGTTCCTGAAGTACCAGTCGTTCCTGAAGTTCCACTCGTTCCTGAAGTTCCTGTTGTACCTGAAGTACCACTAGTTCCTGATGTACCATCTATTCCACTAGTACCACTTGAACCCGAGGTTCCACTAGTACCACTCGTTCCTGAAGTTCCTGTTGTACCTGAAGTACCACTAGTTCCTGATGTACCATCTATTCCACTTGTACCACTTGAACCTGAAGTTCCACTAGTACCTGTTGTACCTGAAGTACCACTGGTTCCTGTTGTTCCCGAAGTTCCTGAAGTACCACTCGTTCCTGTTGTTCCTGACGTTCCTGACGTTCCTGTTGTGCCTGATGTTCCTGAAGTGCCACTACTTCCTGATGTTCCAGATGTACCACTTGTACCTGAAGTCCCATCAATTCCACTCGTACCGCTTGAACCTGAAGTTCCACTAGTACCTGAAGTGCCCGTTGTTCCCGAAGTACCTGATGTACCTGTAGTTCCTGATGTACCGCTAGTTCCTGAGGTACCTGTAGTTCCCGAAGTACCACTTGTTCCTGAGGTTCCTGTTGTTCCTGAAGTTCCACTCGTACCGGATGTTCCTGTTGTGCCACTTGTTCCAGATGTGCCGGAAGTTCCATCAACTCCACTTGTACCACTAGTTCCTGTAGTACCTGATGTACCACTAGTCCCTGAGGTGCCTGTAGTTCCTGAAGTACCTGATGTACCGGTGGTTCCACTCGTACCTGAAGTTCCACTTGTTCCTGTTGTTCCACTTGAACCTGATGTTCCTGTAGTACCTGATGTACCACTTGTGCCGGTTGTACCTGATGTACCACTCGTTCCTGTTGTGCCCGAAGTTCCTGAAGTGCCCGATGTACCACTAGTTCCTGAAGTTCCCGATGTACCACTAGTTCCTGTAGTACCTGATGTCCCACTTGTACCGGACGTACCAGTTGTCCCTGATGTTCCACTTGTTCCTGTACTTCCTGAAGTACCTGATGTTCCGTTTACACCACTTAATCCTGAAGTGCCAGCACTTCCACTTGTACCTGATGTTCCCGATGTTCCATCAATTCCGCTAGTACCTGAAGTTCCCGATGTACCGGATGTACCTGACGTACCAGAAGTTCCCGATGTACCGTCAATTCCACTTGTTCCTGATGTTCCTGTCGTACCCGAAGTACCTGATGTTCCACTTGTTCCTGTTGTACCCGAAGTTCCACTCGTTCCAGTTGTTCCTGAAGTTCCTGAGGTTCCCGAAGTCCCCGATGTTCCATCAACACCACTTGTTCCACTAGTTCCTGTAGTACCTGAAGTACCGGATGTTCCACTTGTTCCTGTTGTACCTGATGTCCCACTAGTACCTGAAGTTCCAGTTGTTCCTGATGTTCCTGAAGTACCTGTTGTTCCTGATGTTCCACTTGTTCCTGAAGTACCATCAATACCACTCGTACCCGAAGTACCACTAGTTCCTGAAGTACCACTTGTACCTGAGGTTCCTGAAGTGCCATCAATACCACTTGTTCCTGATGTACCTGTTGTTCCGCTTGTACCGGATGTCCCTGAAGTACCATCAACACCACTCGTTCCTGAGGTACCTGTTGTACCGCTCGTTCCTGAGGTTCCTGTTGTACCGCTTGTTCCTGAGGTTCCTGAGGTTCCTGTCGTTCCTGAAGTTCCACTTGTTCCTGTTGTACCTGAGGTACCTGAAGTTCCGTCTACACCACTTGTTCCTGAAGTACCACTAGTTCCTGTCGTGCCACTTGTACCTGATGTGCCTGAAGTACCATCAACACCGCTTGTTCCTGAAGTTCCTGTTGTACCTGAAGTCCCACTTGTTCCTGAAGTACCTGAAGTACCACTTGTTCCCGTAGTACCTGAAGTTCCACTTGTACCTGAAGTTCCGCTTGTTCCCGTAGTACCACTAGTACCTGAAGTTCCTGAAGTACCCGAGGTACCACTTGTTCCTGATGTTCCACTAATTCCGCTTGTTCCTGATGTACCATCCAATCCTGATGTTCCAGATGTACCCGAAGTTCCGGTAGTACCTGAAGTACCACTTGTTCCTGAAGTACCCGAAGTTCCTGTTGTACCGCTTGTTCCTGAAGTTCCGTTGACTCCTGATGAACCACTTGTGCCTGAAGTTCCGTCAATTCCACTAGTTCCACTTGTTCCTGAAGTACCCGAGGTTCCTGTTGTACCGCTTGTTCCTGAAGTTCCATTGATTCCTGAAGTGCCACTCGTACCTGAAGTTCCATTGATACCTGAACTACCACTTGTCCCTGAAGTACCATCGATACCTGAAGTACCACTCGTTCCTGATGTACCGCTTGTTCCAGATGTACCGGCAGTTCCGTCAACTCCACTTAAACCTGAAGAACCACTTGTCCCTGAGGTACCTGTTGTACCTGATGAACCACTAGTACCTGAAGAACCATCAATTCCGGAAGTACCATCAACACCTGAACTACCACTTGTTCCTGATGTACCATCTACTCCACTAGTACCCGAGGAACCATCAATTCCACTTGTTCCTGAGGTGCCATCTAATCCTGATGTACCCGAAGTACCATCGATTCCTGAAGTACCTGATGTTCCATCTATTCCGCTAGTACCCGATGTTCCGTCCACTCCACTAGTACCTGAAGTACCATTAGTCCCCGAAATGCCTGAACTACCACTTGTTCCCGAAGTACCATCCAATCCTGATGTACCTGAAGTACCATTGATTCCTGAAGTACCTGAGCTACCATCAATTCCGCTAGTCCCACTTGAGCCTGAGGTCCCATCAAGTCCACTTGTACCACTTGTTCCATCAAGTCCGCTTGTTCCTGAAGTTCCATTCAATCCACTTGAACCTGAAGTTCCACTTGTACCACTTATTCCTGAAGTCCCGCTTGAACCTGATGTACCATTTATTCCTGAAGAACCTGAGGTTCCAGAAGTACCTGAGCTTGTTGCAGTACCTGTAATTGTTACAGTTATATTTCCACTACCATTGTTTGTTACTGAAGCCCCTACGAAAGTCATTCCAGTAACCGCAGAAACTGTTGTTACTCCATCACCTACTTGTAAGTCCGCACCACTAAATCCAGCTATAGAAATGGATGTACCATCACTACTGTTGAGCGTTAAGATTTTTGTACCCGAATCGAAAGTACCACCTGTGACTGGTGCTGTAAATCCTGTGATTGTTATAGTACCTCCTGTACTATTTTCTAATTCGACATAGTTGGCATTTGGTGTTGTCGCAGAAAAATATGTTCCACCTGTGATTTGAACGTCAGTGGTATAAACTTTTCTCCAACGAGCAGTTGTTGCAGTCGCACCGGCTATACCTTCAATAGTTGAACCTGTCCAAGCATTAATAAAAGTTTGTCCCGCAGCAGAACGATTGTTAACGGCAGTAGAGTACTCTGTAACGGTAATTGCCGAAGCACCGGTTAAACCTGTTACATTACCAAACAGAGTACTATAATTGTCAATATGGTATTGATAAACTTGGTCAGTTTCATAAACGTAAACCTGCATTCCAAGTCTCCTACGTCCTGAAGATATATTATCAGAATTAAGTTGGATAATATCAGGAGAAAACGCTGAACCCGTCCCTTTAGTGAAAGCGATGGGTATGGTATTACCCGAATTTTGAATCAAAGTTGGATAAGTCGCAGCTGTTAATACAAGCTCCAAATCTGAGAGGTTGTAAACTTCCATATAACCCCCCGTTTGTAAAACAGAGAAATTAGTGCCAAAAACTGAGGTAGAAGCTACCGATTCTGGACCTGATTGCTGTGATGAACTTATAGGGTTCTTATAGAGAGAAGACATTAGCGATTTTTTTTTAATTCATTTTTTATTTATGATTTGCTTTCACCTTTGATAAATATTGATGCACCCAAAGGAAGGTTAGCAATTGCAGGTAAATTAACGAGTTCTGTCATCCAAAGAACTCGATAGGTTCCGGTAGGAATTGCACATCCCGATGGGACTGTTACGTTTACCGAAGAGTTAATAATATCAGGAATTCCACCATTAGATATGTCAGAAGTACAAGGAGTACCTGTACCCACGTCCAAAGTCATATTATTAAGAGTTCCACCAACACCCGCAAGTGGTAACCAAACTGAGTAAACGTATTGTATATTAGGATTGACGGATGAAGTAGTAATTTCTACCGTACCAAAAGTATATTGAGATTGGTTACATCCGAATGAATCGGTTCCTGAACCTGAAGCTTGACGAATTCCACCCTTGAGAGTACCAACGTCTGATATGAAGTTTCCTGAACCACCAGCCCAATCAGTATACTGAACGTAAATGTTAAGGTCACTAGCGTAGTTTGGTCCCGCAGGATAACTTCCTGAGTTAGCATATCCGTAATAGTTGACAGCACCGTTGGTGAACATGTAGTTACCCAAGTTAGCCTGAGATGTTGCATCCTGAGGTTCAGGGAAAATGTATGCCGAATAAACAGGACCTGGTGAAGATGAAGGTGTTGGAGTAGGTGTAACAGTTCCTGTTGGTGTTACACTTGGAGAAACTCCTGGAGTCGGTGTTATTGTAGGTGTTATTGATGGTGTTGGTGTAGGTGTTGCTGTTGGAGTTGGTGTAGGTGTATTACTTGGTGCAACACCAAAACAAATGGTAACCCCATCAATCATTTCATTTCTTGTTACCCCCACGTATACTGCGGTTTCCCCTGTAGAACCCGTATAAACGTCAAAAGGACCTATAGCGTCCGATTCTGCAGGGAGTCTGACTATAAAACACTGATATCCCGTAACCTCTATCTGTTGCTCGACAGAAGTATCACATCCCGTGGCTGTATTAACTACAATAATTGACTCTAACGACATGGCATTTTAACAATAAATACAATGACCTGAGCCTTTTTATTATTCCGAAAAATATAATTAAACAATTAGAGTCAATGATGACTCAGGTGTACAAGTCGCAGCTTCCGCAGTGAAATCAAATGTACAAGATGACTCGGTTACAGATATATTAACAACACAAGAAGCAAGTTGTACTGAAATGTCAAATCCACAACCAAATGTACAATCTAAAATGGCAAATTTTTCACACCCATTGTTGTCAACAAGTTTGAGCATGATGGCAGGTGCACTGTTGAATAAAGATGGTGGATAGAATCTTGCAGCGGGTGGAATAACACCTGTATTTGTGATGGTTCCAATCAGACTTTGATTGTTACCATAAACGTCTGCAACGTATACCAAAATTGGTACTGCCCCTGATACTGATTCAATTCTTACTTGTGTCATTTCTTATCAACAATTAGGGTCGATTAGGGTATATTCTGTTACAAATCCTGAACCGTCAATTACCACCCAATAGTTTACACTACTTGGTCCTGTAACTGTCGTGAAATCTCCCACGATGTAATTACCCGCAAACATCGGTCCATTACCAGGAGTGTTCGAAAAACCTACATAGGTTCCAACATTCAGAGGATTCGCAAAATTACTTCCGTACGCTGTGCTTGTTTGGTCTGAACCATTCCACCAATCACATATCAAAGTCTTAGCCGCCGCGGCGTTTGCTATACTGTTGGTTGTTATTGTTGGTAAGAGGTCGTAGGACACTTGATAAATAAAGGAGGTAGACAAATTTAATCCAGGTGTCATACTAGGTGTTGGTGTCAAGGTTTTGGTGGGAGTTACTGTGGGAGTGACTGAGGTCGAAGGTGTAACTGATGGTGTAACTGATTTTGTTGGCGTAACACTTGGGGTCAAAGAAACACTTGGAGTTATACTTGGGGTAATAGTTGGTGTTGCAGTTGGGCTTGGAGTTGGTGGAACCGTAGATTCACATTCAATGTCATAAACAATTACCAATTCAACAATAATTTGTTGGTCAATAATTGAACTGCTTGGGTCGGCTTTGATTGTAATCTGATTATTCAATGGGTCAATAACCACATCTACAATACCAACAATACTTTCCAACATATTTTCGATTGTGGTGTACCAAAGGTTGTCACTTGGTACATCAATCAAACTTGTTCCATTGTAGAATGAGTTTGTTAACACTGTACCTTGTGGTTGAACCTGTACTTTAGCGATGTATTCAGCATTCAAAAGAACACAACCTGTAAATCCTGAAGTCAAATCCGCAAACCCGTCGTTTAGAATTTGAATAATTCCACATTTTGTTGGTGAAACAATTACAAACTCATCACTACCCATTGTGTAAGTCTGGAAAGAAACATATGTTTGTGTACATTCAATAGTTGTCAGTGCACCAAATGAACAATTATTAGCATCTTGAATAACTAAACTGTAGGTTCCCCCTGTTAAATTATTCACCGTTATTTGTTGCGGATTAGATGGGATATTTGGTGACCAATTAAACGTAAATGGCGGAGTTCCTTGAGAAATCAATGCAGTAATACTACCCTGATTTCCTGTTCCACAAGAAGTAGAATATAATGAGAACTGAACAGGGTTACTTCCGAACATTGTGAACGGAACTTCAATGGTACACCCTGTGTTGTCTGTAACACCAATTAAATGTTGTCCATTTGAAACGTTGTTGTAACTTACAACCGTAAGGCTCGAATTGATAATTGTTTGAACACCATCAATACTATATGTCAATGGTAATTCGTAACCACCTGATACGGTAATCTCAATAGTTCCATTCGACAATCCACAAGTCGAGGGGATAATAGAATAAGTGACCGCAAACTTATCTTCTGAAACTAAAGTAACTTCTTGAGTGTAGACACATCCTGTGGAATCTTGAACAAACACCGAGTAAGTTCCAGGTCCAAGGTTTGAAAATACCTCTACCGTTTGATTTGTTGTAATTGCCGTAGAATCTCCGTCGGGATTTACTAAAGTTATGATGTAAGGAGAAACTCCTCCCACCAAAGACACAGTTATTTGTCCGTCATTTGAATTACAAGTTGAATTCTGTGTTGAAACCAAAACAGAGGAAACTCCACCCGCGCTTTGAAGTGTAGTACCAACATAGATTTGACAAAGTCCTGCGTCGGTAACAACAAAGTTATAGGTTCCGTTTGATAAGTTATTAATTGTAAACGAAGTGGCGTAAGTGATTAAAACTTCACCTGTCGAAGCCGAATAATAATAAGGTGCCGTTCCATCAACAATATTCAATGTGAGAGAACCATTCGCATCGTAACATGTAGGATTAACGGCTGTGAATGAACCAAAAGCCAAAGGTTCAATATCTACAACACTTCCTTGTTTTGTTGTTGAACATCCACCCGAATCCGTTACTTGAACAGAGTAAACCCCTGCGGTGAGTCCTGTAATAGAACTCGTGGTTTTACCATTACTCCACAGATAAGTATATGGGGCATTTCCAGTTAAACCTGTAACATATATTTTACCAATATCATTATTTCCATTACATGCAGAATTTGGTACAACATACAAACCAAAATCTAATGGATTTGAATCTTGGATAATAAAGGTTGAACTTGTACCTTGACCCCCACTTGTATCAGTGGCAATAATATAGTAGACTCCCGCACTTAAATTTGAGAAGATACCGTAAGGTTGAAGTGATGTGACTGTACTAACTAACGTGTCCGTTGAGTCGTAAAGGTCATAAGTAACGTAGGATGTTGTTGAAGTTGTTGTTGCAGTAACAGCTCCGTTGTCCAAACCACAAGTTGTTGGGTCTACATTAACAATTGAAACACAAATACAACTTCCAACAGTTACGTTTATAAAAAACTGACTGTTGGTTGGCACTGCAGAGTCATTGGCTCTAACAAGATAAGTTCCTGGAAGTAAGTTTGTTTTGTAGTTACCTAAACCTAAATTAGGACTGTACCAATCAAACGTATAAGGTGGAACACCTCCACTAGCGACAATTTCAACCGTACCAAATCCTGTTTCACACGCTCCCGTTATTTCTAACGTGTAATCAAAAACATTTCCATTACCAAAAGAAGATGACGATGGTGTTAATGTTGGTGTTGGTGTACTACTGGGAGAACCTCCAGGTGTTGGAGTTGGAGTTTTTGTGAGAGTTGGTGTTGGTGTTAAACTTGTTGACGGTGTAGGAGTTGGAGTAGGAGTCTTTGTAGGAGTCGGTGAAGGACAAACCGCAGTCGGATTGAACGCTAAACAATCTCCACAATCAAAATAAGTACCATTAATTGTATCAGTTCCAGAGTTCCATACATACGATGAATAAGGACCTGGTAAAGACGCCACCGCTTCAGTACATCCCGTAAAATTAAGGCTCGGAATTTCTAAAAAATAGAAATTACCAGGACCGACAAACAAGTCAATTCCTGATATAACTTCGTATTGAATTGCTGGTGTACAACAACCACTAAAGTAATAAACATATCCAGGTGTCACCGTGGGTGTGGGTGTTGGTGATGGTGAAGGTTCCGTACAAGGGAATGCCGCTGTACAACCTCCACATCCATCATAACCAGCAATTAAGTTTACACCCCCAGAACCTCCGTAAGACTGAAGAGTCCAACATTTATCATTGTATCTGAAAGAAACTGTACCTGGTGTGTACGTACTTGGGACACTGGCTTGAAGGGTATCTGTACCATCACAGCAATTAACTAAAATTGCGTTTGCAAAACTAGATACAATTGGGCAACTACCCCCATAATCCAAGGTACATTGAACGCAATCAGCAGTACCATTTGTTATTGTTTGAAAATTAGTGATGGCATAATTGTATACAGTCCCCACAGGTGATGTGACCGCAGAAAAACAAACGTTTCCATTTACAGGGTCAAGCGAAACATAGGTTGGACCAACCGCAAAATTAGAATTAGGAACTCCGTCTATGGTTGGGTTACATACCGAAAACGACTTTGTTGGTGGAGTTTCACTACAACAAACTAAGTACTTATTATTACTACAAGGCATCAGTCACAATTAATACTTAAGTTTATCCCGACACTAAGGGTTACAGATTCTACGGTGTTATTACTCACAGTCTTTAAATTCGTTACTGTCAAGTTATTACCATTCAAGGTATAAGTGTAGCCGTATTGGTAAAGTAGATAAAGATTATCAATTAAAGTTTGCCTCCAAAGTGCAGTTGTTGGAGCATCGGCAATTCCATAACCTGTGTAGAACATAACACTAAATATTGTCTGAGAACCAACTGTCAAAGTCATGTACCACTCTGAACTTATCGTATCCTGCACACATTCAGTATAAGTCAGGTTATTTGTCGTCAAAAAGTTATTAACCCTATTATTGAGAATCGATGCAAAATCCGACACGGTTTCATCACCATTCAACCACGGATAAATAAAGAAGGTTGCATATTGGGTATTACAATCGTAGTCAAATATATTGGAAATAATGAAACAAGGTTGTGCCGGTACTGGTACAATCTGACAACCACGTTGTCTTCTGTAAACAAATTTTTGTTTGTGGAAGATAGAGTTTTCTAACTTTATTCCCCCCATCCAAAGAGTTGTTGCAGGAATCATCTGTTCGATAAGTCTTGTCCAATAAGGACCTAAGGCATCAACGTACTCAATCAACTTTTGGTATGTGTATTTGTTTGTTGGAATACCTACGGTCTGTTCAGATTCCAAGTATTTCCAAAAAATAGATTGTAGTGTTGGATATCCACCCGTCTTACCATCTGTGATGTATAGACGGTTACGAGTGTTAATCATGTTCTGCCAAAAAGTTTGACTGAATTCAAAGAATGTTTTCTTCTGTGGCTCAGGGTCGATGAACGTATCATCAATACCACCGGGTGACGGGTAGTTAGCCGTAAAACCTGACTCAGGAATTGGGTAGTTATATTGTCTTGACATGTCCCAAACGTCATAAGTAAATCCTTGTCCGACGTTTAGGTGTATATCAACATTCTTTACGTTGAGAACCAACTTTTCGGTTTGAGTATAGTAGTAGGCTTCGTATCCCGCTTGGGTGTCAATTCTTAATTTGTCATCGGTGTCTAACCAAGATTTCTTATTGTCAGGCACTCTCTGTAATTTGAACCCATCAATCATATATGGGAATTGTTCGTATCTGTTCAAATAAATTCCACCATAGGTAAAAGGTTGAAGTGACGTCTGAACATCAAAGTTTTGTCCAGTAAAGACATCACCTGTAACAGTAACTTGGTCAGGACTTCTGTGTTGTGGCGTTTGTTCGTACCAACCCGCACCTTCTTGGAAGAATACTCCGTTGTCACCAAGTGGTGTCGGTGCTTGTGGGAAACCCTCTGCGTCAACAGGGTAGTCGGCTCTTTGAACGTTTACATCAGTGAATGTGGTGTTTGTTGTAAATGCCGTGAATGTTTGACCTTTGATTTTAAATGTATCACCTGGTTGAAGTGCGGGAACCTCGTTGATATAAGTTCCCCCCGATAGGGAAGCGTATTGTAAATCAAACTTAGCCATATCAATTTTTTGGTCCGCTAAGTAGATGTATTCGTTGTAATCAATAAGTGCGTCAGGTGCTCCAATTAATCTCAACAAAAATTCGATTGAACGTCTTGTACCTTTTGACTTGAAAAGATATGCCGAGTTAAGAATAAGATTTCTATAGAATTGATAGTTAAGTTCTGTTGGAGTTTGTGAACGGGCGTAACCTGGAAATTCCAAAGATGGTGTGGTTCCAAAAACACTATCTAAGAAGTTTTCATTGGTAATTGGTGAGAAATTATTTTCCCAACCCAAAGTTTGAGACAAATTAAATAATAATTGTGATGGAATGTCGTTCTGTGGGAAGTAATTTACATTATTCATGTATGCCAAGGCATCGATGAATTGTTTGATTTGGTCAAAACTTCTTCCATAAATTTGTAGAACTTTTTCAACTTTGTGTCCCAATGTATCAAACTCTTTGATTGAATCTGTAACCAAAAATCTTGAAACTAAGTTGGTTTTGAACGAATCCAAATTCGTTGCTAAATCAGCCAACTGAGCCAAGTAATCATCAAACTTCGTTGAACGAATATCTAAGTTCCATGTTCCATCTTTTGGGAATGTAACTTGAACATAACCCGTGTAGAATTGTCCGGCTTCGTTCTGAAGTGGTACTTGGAAACTGGCGGTGTATTCAGGTTGAATCAACCTGTTCATCAAAAATTTCTCTACCTCGTCAAAGTCTTCAGAAAAAACCTTATCAACCGTAAGGTTATTGGGACGAACAAGGTAATTGTCTTGTGTTGTTGTTATTCCATTGAATGGTTCACCTTCCACAACCAACTCAATGTATCCGGTTGTCAAACTAACTGACGGAGTGAACCCAACCACAGGGTACAACACTCCTTGGTAATCTAAAACGTAACTGAGATATGTCTTTGTAAAATCTCTATATTCTGAAGTGACAATTTCACGAACCATCATATTGGTTGTGGCACTAACAGAATATTCAATCATAAATGGATTGAATATGTTACTGGCAGGAATTCTAAAAGTTGTTTCGTTGTCTACAGGATTAAATGAAATGTTGGTTGCCGTTTGTCCTGTTGTAAAGTCGGGCATTACGTATCTAACATCTAAAGCCGCTGGGAAAAAATTGATAATCTTATTTACCGAGACACTTAACCTTTTATTCAAAGAACCGTATAGGGAAAAGTTAAGTACTTGTGAAACATCATAGTTTGGATAAACCCTAAATTGTGTTTGTTGAATTCTTCTACTTTCCTCTAAAGATTGTAAATCCAAATCCTCCAAAGATATCGGATTTGAAAAGGTGCCTATGGAAAAGGTTCTATTAACTTTTTCAGTGACACTACTTGTAAAATCAAACACAGACGTAGTTAGTCCACCACCCTCGACAAGTTGTAAACCTACAATGTTGTCAAAGGTACCGATACCCGTGCCAGGTGCAGGTGGGTAGAAAAACTTTGTCGTATTAACCGCCATTATCCAGTAATCGTGGTGAAGTTTTTAGTGTAATCAATATTAGCACCTCTATCCTGACGAACCTCGTAAAGAAGTTCATTGAATTGGTCACGAATTTCGTAAAGGTTGTATTGCTTGTAAATGTTGTTTTGAGTATCGTAAATTGTGTAAACACCATCTTCAATACTCTTGGTCTGATTTCCGTAAAGGGCAATTGCAAGAGACGACACATCATATTCAACCATATCAATCTCAATTGTAGTTGGGTTGAAGAAAGTATTAGAAATAATAATACTCTGACCCGGTTGTCCGATGTATGGTGTAGCATTTGGTCTGTTCGTAGGTGACGAAGAAGGTGAAACAGTTAAGAAAATCAAATTCGATGCACCATCAACATAACGATAACGAATAGCTTTTTGTGAAGTATTCGTTTGGTTTACAACAACAGGTTCACAGTAAAATGAAGAAGTTACAATTCTGAAGAAATTCGGAATCTTAGAACCATCAGCATTTAGGTATTCAATTCTAAATCCAATCAGACCCTGAGGTACAAACTTGTTTCTGTATTGGCTCGGTACATTGGTAATATCAATGATTATTCCTTTTACGTTGGGGAGAGCACTTAAGACACCACAATCTGTAATTGATGTTCTGATTTGTGCGGGACGAATCATCAACGTGTAGATACCCACCGCGTTGAACTCCTCAGCAGGAAGAGTTAAGTTATAGAGTCCACCCAATACTTCCACACCAGCATTTCCGCCAGTTTGACTATTATTGAAGTAAGGTCTCAAAATTGATGGTGCATCCAAAGTTTTCAAAACGAAATCTTCAGTCACATCTCTTGAAGGTGTGTAGTTCAGAATAATTTCTACATCTTCAGGAGAAACATCCGCCGGTCTTATTGTTCCGTAGGTTCCAATTGCCATCTTTTATCTGTGTTATTTTTATAAATAGTTTATGCCTTTTTTTCTATGAGAAAATATCCATATCCATAATTGAGCATTTCGGATAAATTATCAATTTCCCCAAGTCTTCTTATTTGTTCGTAACCTGTATTCTTTCCCCTTTCAACATAAAGGTCTGTGGTAATCTGTGGTTGGTCCACAATTTTTATTAAAATTTCCTCCTTTGTAATGGGAACTGCCGTAATTGATTCTGAGGTAAATCCACTACTATTTTGGAAATAAATTGTTTGTCCATCCACATAATCATAGTAATTAACATCTTGAATTGTGTAGGCTGTGTATATCGGATTCATATCCGTGATTGCCCCCAAGATTCCATCACCCCCAATTACAGGTACTCCAACCATATATTCTTGTTGTCCGTAAAGAGCAAGTTCAGTAATCCTCGAAGGTCCCTCTCCCGAAACGATAAACGGAACAGTTGTATAATCTTCACTGACCTGTTGTGCCACGGTGTTTTCTTGGTCTCCTGTGAAGATGTAGTTATAACTTACAGGAGTCGATGCCCAACTTCCTCCCAAAGGAGTGAAAAACGCAGTGCCTTTTGGATTGATAATTACAGCGTTGGTATAGGGAACCTGTATTTTTTTGGTGACAGTATTAATACCAAAACTTGTTGTTTGTTTAAGGGTAATGGTATAACCCGAAGTGATTGAAGGATACGTGTGGTTAAGTGTATCTGTAACCATTGTTTCCAAAGGAGAACCATCACCCCAATCCACTTGATACGCAGAAAACTCCAAGAAATTCTTAGCCCTGTCTGAAGTATTCAAAACGGTATAGACATAAGGAGTAACGGTATTGGACGAGAAATAAAAGTTCGTCACCACATCGGCTTGTTCTGCAGCACCATCGAAAGGAGAATAATATCCCATGTCGATGGTTGTTTGTGTCAACATAATAGGAACAGTAAGACCTGTCATCACAGATGCCCCGTTGATTCCACTTGTTAGGACTTGAGTCATTGAGGAATAAACCCCAACCTGTACCGCACGTAATGTTGTACCATCTTGTACCAAAGCGGTTTGAATACTCAAATCACTTTGAATATTTGCAGGACCTACAACAAATCTATAATCCGTCATGGGGTAACGTATTCATACCATTTTATGGGAACACTTGTCCCCACCCTTTCAAAACTGATTGTGTCGTAAACCGTATAAGTTTGAGTTGGGTAATCCAAAACTACTTGGTAGTAAAAGTTAAACACTTGGTTTGGTGAAAAACTATTAGTTACTTGAAGGGCTTGTGGACGGTTAATCATACGAATAAAAGTACCCGTCTTGGCATCCCAAAACTTACACGACATATAAAACGTATTGATATTAACATACGTTCTTGTCTTCACCCAATAGATGAAATACCCCTTTCTATCACCAACCCAATCCAATTTGTACTGAGGTTTTTTGATTGTCACATTGGTACCCTGCATAACCGCAGGCATTCTTTCCCCTTGAGTTGTCGGTAAAATAATTGTCAAATAGTTTGTTTGGTCACTCTCAACAGGAGTATCATAAAAATCCAACTTGAAAAAACTATTCTTAAACCCGTTGGAAAAGTAATAGACCTCATCCGTGTTGAATCCCAAAGCCCTGTAATCCAAAACCCAATTAGATACCGAACTCTGACCGTTTACACTACCCCCCGAAAAGAATCTGAACTCGTAGTTGATGTCGGTAATAATATCAGGGGAACCAGGTACCGGAACAGGATTTTGATTTACCGACCTTTGAATAGGTCTTGTATGTCCTGAATGAGAAAAACGGTCAGTCTCAAAATCAATTGGTCTACCCGCAACCTCAGCAGTGATTTTGTTTTCAATCGCAGTAATCTCATTCTCGGGGTCCAACAAATCCCAATCCAACATCACAGGAATCTGAATTACTCGGTCCTGATTACGTGGTATGGTCAATTGAATTTTATTCACAGTCATCGATGATTGGTTGAATGTCTAAGTTTACTCCGAATGGAACGGCTTGATAGTTACTTCCCTCAGGAATTAATCTGAAGAAACTATTTTCAAAAGGATAATGAGCCTGATTCAAATATGGGTAGTTAACGCCCCTATCCAAGTTGTCGAACTCACCATATAAATAAGGTTCCCTCCAACGAAACTCTTGGTCTGTCTCTGAAAAATACGCCCAAGAAGGAATGTTCTCCACCTGAGTTGCAGGTGCAGTCTCAACATAGTTAGAGTAATATTTCAAAGTCATCGGAAGATGGGGGAAATAATAGTAACCTTGGGGGTTCGAATTAGGTTGATTTACCGTAGCAAAAATGTTTTGATTAAACTTAATTTTTTGTACGTAGGGTGAAACAACTCGTTCCACTTGGTAGTAATCATTGAACTCACAAAAGTCACCGTCAAGAATATCTCCTTGATTCAATACTCGGTTGTAGTAAAAAGTGTAGGTTCTGTTGGTAGTTTTGTTGTAAGACAAAAATCCAATGTTTGTGTTAGATAAAAGGTTATTATCATCCCACCAAGCACTAACATCTTTATTAATATTGAACAACCAACCCTGTTTCAAACCGGTCCCATTGAAAGGTTGGTTAAAATATCCACTGTAACCTTTATTTACAACTGTTAAAAAGATTTCATTGATTTCCTGTTTCAAATTATTAGTAAGTCCTGTCAAAACCAAATCTTCAGAAAGAGTGAAATCATAGTTCAATGAACTTGTTTTCTGAGAAATTCTAGTAACATTATTTGGTGTTATGGAACTAAACTCTAACTTTTTTTCGTTTTGAAGTGCATTTAATTCGAATCCTGTTTTAGTCACCTCAATATCGTTTTGATTTTTGAGAACTCTATGTTGACGAATGTAATATTTTGAACGAGTTTCAATAGGGTTATCGGCTTCTACAACTCTTCTAAAAGTACCCGTTCTACCATTGAAGAATGTGTTTCCCGTATAACCTAAATTTTGGATGTTGAAAACATAATCACTACTGCCATAGTTTTGATTTCCCAAAGATAATACGTCAAACAAAAATTGTCCCTCGTAATCAAATGATAACTCAACAAATTCATTTGCAGTCAGACCATGAGGTACAGGACACTGAAATGAAATTGTATTAAGTCCCCCCTCTGAAGAGTTCGATATTACAAATGGAATACCATCTTGAGCAACCCAATTTACTGTTTTGTTTTCAATATTAACTTGAAGTTGCTTGGTATAGTCATTCTGATATGGGTAGGTAATGTAATATGTCCAGTTGTAAGTGTAAGCACTCTTAGGAACATAATTGATATGCCCGTCTGAAACGTTTGGTCTGAAAAAATCAAATTCATAATACTGTGGATAACCTTTCCAAACCCCACTTACTTTTGATTGTATGGGTTCTACGTAGTATAAGAAATCTTTAAAAGGAGAATATTCTGTAGTACCTGTTAGAGTATTGTCGTAAATAAAGTTAACTTTGAAAGTTGGTCTGAAATTTTGGCTCGCTTGTCTTTCGTCAGTATAAAGTTGTTGTAGGTTGAGGGTAGTGTTACGTACAAACTGAACCATTTCCTCTTGTTTTTCTTCAAGAGAAATGTTCACTTGTTGGTCAACAGTTGGTGCCGACTTATACTGTAAAGAAGAGGGTATTATTGTAAAATCACTCATCGGATAAATAGAAACTCTTAAATCTGTCAAGAGCTGTTGCCCCGTTTATCAAACCAAAATAGAAATGGTTTGGTGCACCAACCAAGAAAGTTGATGGGTAATTTCCATTATTAATACTTACGTTCCCATTGTTGTCAGCATTCCAAATATAACCTCTAGCGAATGTGTCGTTAAGTTGGGAGTTTGAACCAATAAAGTAAGTTGGCTGTGCCTGTCTTGTTCTGTCTAAATTTTGATAGTAATCTGCAAAAATTCCTGTCGTTGCAGTTTCCCAGTTATTTGATTGACTACCAAAAATATTAGGCAAATTAGCAGGTGGATTTGTTTTCCATCTATAGAATGGAACTTTTTGAGATTTGATACCATAAACATATGGGAAAGCGTTTGCAGTTGGTGAGGGTCTAAATAAAATTCTTCCAGGTGAAATAAAATCTTTATATTGTAAATCTTCAGTTGTAGATGAGAAGAATACACCTAAAGTCATTTCACCATTTGGATTTGACAAATAATAAATTGGATTGTCAGGGTCATTAGGTGCATTTGAATAAGTTTCAGGTGAAAACTTGATTACACCAAATTCTGAGTTTATTGACATCAACTGTGCTAAGTCACCATCAACTCTTTCTCCAGGTCTTGAGAAGAAAGAATCAATTGCCAAATTCGCTAATACTGTTGAACCTAAAGCGTTGTACGTTGGAAGTAGGTATAAAGTGAAAAATCTCGAAGATGAAACTCTCGAAATAACGTATAGATTAACCAAATCAGATTGGTCTCCATAACTTGTGGGTGTTAATTGGTTTACAACATACCCACTATCCGAAGGGTTCAGGGATAACTCAGCAAATATTTGACTCTTAGGTCCTAAATTTATTAAGGTGGTTGGGTACAATAAATTTTTTGTATTCAGAGAACCCGTCAATGCTTGAGCAGTTCTTCCAATAAACTGACTTGTTGAGAAGTTGTAAGGACTACTTCTATAATAATAATTGTTAGTTTCATCATCATAAAAAACTAAATCTTTACAATAAAGAACATCCGCTAATTGATTATTTGCACCGTAAATTGGTTTGATTTGAATTGGGAAGGCAAACAAACTTCCATTCACCCAGTTGTTTGTAAATGTTTGAGACAGTATTCCCCTACACAACGCATAGAACAATCTATATCTAAGGGACCATTCAGAGAATGCTCTGAGGTCTCTCTCAATGTTTTCTGATAATGAACCTTGGTCTTTACCGAATCTATAACACCCGTTTTCAACATAATCGTTGTTACTACAATTAGTTGAAACTCCAAAGGTAGAACCTTCTCCACTATAACAATACAAACTAACCATACTGTTACAATCGAATGTGTCTACTACGTTAGATTGAGCCGGTAAATCTTCAATGTCAGGACTTACTGTACTAGCACCCGTATTGTATTGTTGAGCAGTTAAAGTAGCACTACCAGGAATTATTTCATAAACTTGGAACCCAGCATATTGTTGAAATAATGGAACAATACTCTCCCAATCTCCCGTCCATAAATCAGAAATAGGTAGTCTATCACTCCTCATAATATTGTTGACTTTACTAGTAATCGATGTTTGTCCCGTACCCGTGAATTCTGGTAATAAAGCAAGACTAAAATAGTCTATTTCAACATCATTCGGTCCATTACCCGGTAAGTCTCTCATGTAATAATAGCTTACACCCGATAAATCATCCGATGAAATATACTTTGCAGGAGGAGTGTTAGTTCCTATACCCGTACCAACAAACGCATTGTTTGCGGACACACTTGTCATACACGTTACTCCATTAATAGTTGGTCGATTAAAAAGGAATGCAACAGACCCCATGGGTTGTAAGGTACTAGTGTTAGTGTTTTTGATTCTGTAGTTATTAAAATCTAGTGTTGCATCAATTGCACTGAAATAACCCGTGTTGTAAGTCGTAAATGAAGAGAATCCTGTACCCGCCTCAAAGAAGTATGACGAGTTGTAAATATTATTTTGAACCTTGTGATTTTGAACTGAATTACCTCCCGATGGTACACTTTGAATTGGCACATTTAATCTTGTTTCCGCAGTAAATGTGATTGCGTTTTCATTCGTGTAACCAAATAACTTACCTACCCCATACTTGTTTTTATACAGAGGTGAGTATGGGTCAACACCTCTTTGTAAAATTATAATGTATTGGTTCTCAAAATTGTTGAAAATATCTTCATAATTGTAGTCAGCAACAAACCCATTTGTTATGGGATTTCTCCAGTTCACAATAACATCTCTTGATGAGTATAAAACTTCAACATCTGACTGTAAAATATTAGGTAAACTTCCAACAGGTGATGAAGTATTCCAAATTTGTCTTGCTTGTGAAATTGTCATACCAGTTAAAACTTGGTAATATTCAATGTCCATCGGAAAGTTGTAATTGGTTATATCAGAACCTTGACTCAACAAATAACTTATTGGTGCAGATTGAGTAGTTTGGCTAGTTGCATACCTTACTTGTACCGTACCTCCATTTGGAAGTTTTGTGGTTCCAGTAATCCCTTGTTTTAGTAAAGTTCCACCTAAAGGTTCAGGATAAAAATAATTCGGGTCTCTACTACTAATTGGATTCACAAAAGTAAGTAAAGTTCCCGGAGCATAATTTTGTTCTGAAAGAAACGTAAGAGTATTGTCAAAGTGACTTACAGTCGTGTTCGAGGGATTATCAAATGAAACACTAATTTTATTTAATCCATCAAAAAATTTCTTTCTTCCATTGAAGATATTAATTCTTTCAGCTAAAGGGAGGTCATAAGAATAGGAAAATAGTTTGAGGGAATTTGTATTGAAACTGGCTGATTGGTCAGGAATACCAACAGTCACAGACTCCGTAGTTCTTACTTCACCTCTGACTTGAAAATTTGCAGTCCTTGTACCAATTGTTTGTGAAAAAGCCAAAGCAACGGCATTCTTGTTTGCCTCTGATATTTGGTTTTGGTCATCAAACTGATAAGGTAGATTGGTTGCTAACAAACCTTCTGTATAATAAGTTGCATTTGACAGTTGACTAAAAGTTGTCAGAACTTCAGAAGTAGTTGAAGAGGCATAAGTCGAATTATCACAAGAACATCCCTGACACTCGGGATAAGTCAACATTGGTAAACCAAATCCTCTGAGTTGAGAACCACCAACAGATAGTTGGGTTAATTTATTTACGATTTGATAGATAATAATTATGACAGGAAAAATGACTTGGAAAAGTTGTAAAATCAAAGAAAACAAAAAGTAAATCAAGTCAAAATTCTTGAACCCTTCATTAACAGGAAATTTGTTAACTGTTGATGCACATTCATTGTCATCAATTTCTTTGATTCCAACAAATCTACCTCTACCCCCAACACCAAGACTAAATACTGGTGGTAAATTTCTTTTGTATTGGTCAATCAAAGATGAAACAGTGTAAACCTTATTGTAATTGAACTCGTAGAAAGTGTCCTCACAATTGAATATTTCTGTCTCACGTCTTGTTTGAAGTGCTCCTGAATAACCTTGTGTATACCCAGTCCAATCTAAACCAAAATAATACGAACTCGCTAACTGTCTTTGGATTGTTGTGTTATTAGAATAGTTTGGGTCCGAAGTTGACGTAACCCAACCCATTTCCCTTACGTTTGGTAACAAATAATACGGTCTTTTAACTTGTTCAATATTTGAAGATGGTTGTTGCCATTTAACTTTGAATCTGTATTTTGCCTTTGTGGGAATACCGACTGTAGGGTCATTACTAAAAATTCTTGTACCGTCTTCAGCTGTTGTTACGTAATCCAAGTTCATTGGAAGTTCAGTCAACCATGTTCCATTTTCGTCAATTACGTTACCCGAATTTTCAAGTCTGTATTCCTCTAAAATAGGTCTACCCTGATTGTCTTGGAAAATAGTTTGTCTGATAGCTAAAATTTGACCAGGTCCTGCTTGTAATTCACATAGATTACCAAAGTTATCTTTAGGTTTACAACCTGAGCTTAAAATACTTGGTGGAATATTTGTTTGTATTCTCGGTGCATTGACTCTGTATTTGTCTATTGTCGAAAACATGGAACCCATAAAGACAGAAGACGGGGATATCTCAATGTTCGCCTCACTTCTTAAATCAAAATCAACACGATTTACTGCCGCTTGGCACTGTGAAGGGTCACCCCAAAATGGGCTAACCTCGAATTGTTTTCTCAATGAAACAATTTGAGGTAAAGTATCAATGTCAGGAGAGGATAAAAATCTGTCACCAGCAACTTGTTCAGCTGTGGCTCTACCCATTCTTATTAAATCTTGAGGTGTTAAGGAAAATTCTCCGATATCACTCAAATCTAAATCCATTAGAATTGTTTGAACCCCAACAGGAACACCAAAAATCATATAGTCCCCACTCTCGTTTGTTTTTACGGTATACTTGTAATACTTGTCATAAATTTCTCCTACGAGTGGGTCTTTCAAGATATCATCCCTTGTGGGAAATGTTCCTGTGGCGGCATGGTTTGTATACGATGGGGTATATGGAAGAACGTTAAATCTGTAACCATCGGTATTTCTATCATCAGGATTTACGTAAGGATATACCGCAACAATTTCTTCGTTAACCGCATCAGTTTCAAGAATAGGAACAAAAATGGTTACCTTTACGTTTGGTACACCGAGTCCACTATTTGCAACCACTCTACCAACAACAACCCCATATTGAGAACAGTCACGGTTGTAAACATCCGCTTGACCAATCTGGAGGGAGAGAATTTCTAAGAATTCGAAATCTTGGTCTAACTCAAATGATAGAGATTTGTTGATACCAACGTCAGTTTTTATCCTGTAAGATTTTCCCATTCAGACTTTTTCAAATAAATAGTTATTTTGGGTTTTTCTTAGAAAACCCAATATCATAAAGAAAATATACCCTGATGGAAAATTAAATAAAGGTGTTAAGAAAAAGAAACATTTTGGAAGTTCTTGACCTTAACCTTGATGTCCTTTTGAGGAAATCTTACTTGATATGCTTGGTTTGGTTGTGCAAATAAAGTATCATCTACAGGTTGAATAATTCTTAGTTCCGGGTCAGAATAACTCATCGAAGTTTGAGCTGAAGAATATTGTCCCCCAACTTTATTTTCGATTACTAAATCCGCAACGGTAATTACACCTGTTTGTTGTTGAACAATTGTTCTAAGTTCTGATAAATAAACATTTTGTCCAAGTTGTCTAAACTGAGGGTCCATGTAAGCTGAGATTCTATTAACAATCTCCGAAATAATTTGACCTGAATTTTGTGTTGCATCTAACACCACAGAAATTTCGATTCCTAAATCAAGAACTTCAGCAGATGTAACCTGAATATAGTCATTCATCATTCTATAGTTGGACAAATAATTTGCAACATTTTGTCTCAATGTATTCGAAACAATTGGTGTTAATTTTCCTGAGGTATCGTATGACAATAAACTGATAACAATCTTGTTATTATTTTCGGTTATAGCCACCTTGGCAGGTGCACCAAATTGTGCTGGCATTGTTCTCAATAAAGAGTCATAATCATTAACTGTTACCGCTCTTTTTTGAGCTGCAAAGTTAAACGTTACATAATTTCTAACTTCCTCAACTGATGGTGGATTTGCACCTCCAATAGCCGCAGTAACGTTATTACACCTCAAAGATTGAATAACACTATTGTTAATATTCTGAGATGGTCCATTAACAAAGAAAGTCACGGTACCAACTTGGTTGATAACATTTGTTCCTAAGTTTGTTGCCAATCCACCACCAACTCTATATTGAACAAACAAAGTAGTGTTTGGAATAAGAGTTGAACCTAAAGAAAAATTGTTTTGGATGGTCTGTAATGTCACAGGTAATCCCAAAGTGGTAAAGGCATTCAATTGGTCTTGAGCAGATGTTGAACCACCTCCGAATGTCATTTTCATGAAACCTTCGGGGGTAAACTCTGTAATGAATCTGTTGTTCGTTTGAATGTATCTTCCAACCTTTACACCTGGTTGGTCTGAAACTTTTGTTGGGTCTTCTATGAATATCCTATCTTCGGCTAACGCATCAACTTCATACCATCTATTCTCAACACCCAAGAATTCTGCAGCAGTTGGTACGTTGGTATAGTTAGTTCCGTTCTTAAGAAGAACACTCGTAACACCAAGAACATTCTTATCAGGTAAGAAAAGTTCAAAGAATGGTTTTACGTCACTGGCATTGATTACTCTTTTGAAAACTTTTGTTAGACCATTAACAACTTGTTCTCTTTTAGTGATGGTATAGTTAACAAGGTTTCCATTTCCATCAAAGTTTGGAATCTTTAATCTATTGGGAAAACCTTGTGAATTATACGGTGATGCAAAATCCACATCATATTGAGTTTCAAACACAATACCCGCACCAAAGACTTGAGACCCTCTTGTTAATGTTCCCAAATATCTTTCGTCCTCCTTGTCTCCAAATGCAGGAACAGTAATTGAGAAGTCTACCAAAGATACTGAAGGTCTTTGACCTGGTATCTTTAATCCATAAGTTCTTGCTATATTATAGATTGACGACCTTTGTTGTGCATATTGAAGAACCGTTTCTTGGATACTTCTATCAATATGGTAGTGAAGGTTGTCGGCGACAGCGGCGTTCAAATCCAAAAATACTGAGAATACCGAAGCATCATTGAAATCCTGAATCAATTCAGGATAATATGTTCTTACGTAGTTTTGGAGTTCAATCCTAATACTTTCGTAATCTCGTACTGTATAGGATATTTTGTTGTTTGCCATATATGTTAAATATTGAGGATGACAAAATCACTCTGAGCAAAAGCCAAGTTGTCAACTGAAAAATCTATTCTTACTTTAGCGGTATATTCAGATGTTCCTTTACCAGGTACCCTATACGGAGTATTTGCATCTTGAGCGAGTTGTGCTCTCCCTTGAGCATTTTCTACCTCCACAGAAGGGTCTGCTGGCTCGATGGTTATGTTATTAATCAACAAATTGGGAATATACTTAGATACCGAATCTCGAATATCCGCTTCAATTGCATTGAAGGTGAGTCCATCATAAGGTTCAAATAAAAATTCATATATCCGAGTTCCAAAATCAGGGAGAAAATATCTTGAACCTTTTCTTGTTAACAACAAATGAATCAAATCACTTTTGATTTGTGCATATTGTGTTTCAGTCAAAAGTAAGAAATCCCCTTGAGTTGAATCTTGGAAGGGAAATGCTAAACCATATGTAATTCCATCTGCCATATCAGATAAATATACCCTGAAACTTTTTATAATAAAACAAAAAACCCAACACATATGTGTCGGGTTTCTTTTTTTAATGAGTATTTCAACTTTTAAGCCTCACAAGCCACACAATGTAAGTCATTAACATTGAGTTTCTTTCTTGCAAAAGCTTGAGCCGAGTTCATTGAGTGTTGATAGTAGAGTGTCTTGACTCCAAGTTGCCAAGCGTCAACCAACAATTTATTGACATCCTTGGTTGGCATGTCAGGTGAAATCATAAGGTTGAGTGACTGTGCTTGGTCAATGTAATCTTGTCTTACCGCCGCTTGGTTGATAATCGATGACTGGTTGATTTCAGCGAAAGTTCTGAAAACATCTTTTTGTTCTTCTGTTAAGAAGTCCAAATGTTGAACCGAACCATCGTGTTTTTTAATACTCTCCCAAGTTGTTTTGTTATCTTTACCAAGTTCACCCAAAAGTTTTTTCAACACCGGGTTCTTGATAGTAACCTTGAGTTTTGCCACGTCTTTCACATAACAATTTGACCAAATTGGTTCAATTGATTGTGATACCTGACCCAAGATAAATGCCGAGGAAGTAGTTGGTGCAATCGCATTTAGGGTAACATTTCTTCTTCCATATCCTACCAAGGTTTCGGGTTCACCAAAGATTTTAGCCAACTCTCCTGAAGCCTTGTAGGACTTTTCTTTAATCAATTTGAAAACTTCAACATTCAATCTTGCCGTTTCACGACTGTCGAATGGGAGGTTTTTAGATTGAAGAAGTGAGTGCCAACCCAAAACACCAAGACCGAGAGCTCTTTGTCTTTTAGCGAAGTTGTACGCCTTTTCAAGGTAGAAAAACGCTCTTTTACCTTCCAAGGTTCCGTTGTCTCTGATATTTTCAATCTTTGTCAAAAACTCCGACACAACCGCATCGAGGAAGTAAATCATCATTTCAACAGCATCGGTGTCTTTCCACTCATCATAGTGAAGAAGATTCATAGAGGACAAAACACAAACAAACGATTCTTCTTCAGAGTTGTGAAGTGCAATCTCGGAACAAAGATTTGAGTTATAGATTTTCATGTCCTTATCCTTGTACACCTCAGGTGCCTTGTTATTCATCGTATCGGTGAACATAATGTATGGATAACCAATCTCACCTCGTCTTTGAATTACTTTAGCCCAAATTGCACGTTTCTCTTTGTCACCATCAATCATTTCTTCCATGAACTGGTCGGTTACAGTAACCGCGTGAGTCAAATCTTGAATAGGGAATCCTTCGGTTCCAATTTCCAAGAACTCCATGATGTCAGGGTGTTCTACAGGAAGGTAAGGAGAGAATCGTCCTCTACGGGTTGAACCCTGAGAGATGTTGTCCACCACACTTTGGAACAAGTTCATAAAGTGAACCGAACCGGGTGCGTGTCCATTGTCAGTGATTTCCGCACCACGACCACGGATATTTCCGAAATAACCGGAAGTTCCTCCACCCATCTTACTCATTTCACCTACTTCAGCCTGAGTGTAAAGGATTGACTCAATATTGTCACCTACGTTGGAACCAAAACAACTTACAGGTAAACCTCTTTTCTTTCCGAAGTTTGCCCATACAGGAGAAGAAAGTGAGTACCACCCCTTACCCATATATTCGTAGAACTTTTCTGCAAATCCTTCCATTCCAAGAAGTTTCTCTGCGTGTTCTGCAATTGTTTTAATTCTGTCCAAAGGTTCTTCACCCTCACTCAAATATCCTCTGCGGAGAAATGTAATTGACTCATCATTAATCCAGTCAAAAGGTTGTCTATTTTCCATATTATTTTAGAAGTTTTTAAATTAGAATAGGTCGTTAAGTGTAATTGATTTTGATTTTTTACTGTAGTTGATACTTCTTTTATTGAAGAAGTCGGTATGTTTGGTTGTTAAGATTTCATCATCAAACCATTCCGTAGTCTCCAATAACTTTTCATCAATTTCAAAAATATTTTCTATTCCTATAGAATTCAAAGATACGTTGAAACGATGTTTAATAAATTCAATTGTTTGAGCTTTCGTAAGAAAATCTAAATCTCCTTTTTCAAAAATCCAATCAATGATTTCTGATTCCGCCTCGAAGGCGTCTTTGGTTGCTTCAACCAAGTCTTCAATCAACTCAGGAGTCCACCAACTTGGGTTTTCCTTTTTAATAAGGTTAACCAAGTCAAAACCGAATTCAGCGTGAATGTTTTCTTCTTTTGAGGTTGCCTCAACAGCGTTACTCATACCTTTGAGAACATTCTTGTGTTTGTTGAACGACATGATTACCAAGAACTGAGAGAATAATGATACGTTTTCAACAAACATTGAAAACAAAACAACCGATTCAAAGTAATCTTGGTTTTCAACTGATTTGGAATTTGAGATAGACTTTTCCAAGTACTTAATTCTTCTTCTGATTGCCGGTACTTCCAACAAGTTCTCGAATTCTCTGTTCAATCCCAACAACTGAATCAAGTGAGAGTACGCATCAGCGTGTCTGACCTCTGATTCTGCGAATGTTGCTCCCACACTACCGATTTCGGGTTTTGGTAATCTCTTGTAGATATCACCCCAAAAGGTCTTAACCGCAATCTCGATTTGAGAAATCGCCAACATAGCCCTCTGTACCGCCATTTGTTCCTTCTCATTTAAGTGAACTTTGAAGTCCTGAATGTCTGAAGTAAAATTGAATTCAGTGTGAACCCAATAAGAGTGACGAATCGCATCCACATACTCAACCAAATTAGGATATTCGTAGGGTTTGAGGTTAATTCTTTTTGTAAAAATGTTTGGTTGATGCTTTGAACGATAAATGATGTATTCTTTAGCAACATCATTAAGACCGTTGTCCATCAACTTGTTTTCCACCATGTCGTGAATTTCATCAACATGTGGGATGTAGATTTTGTTATTTCTAAAAATACTTTTCTTAGTTAAACGAGCAATCTTTTCTGCCATCTCGTGGTCAACTTTACCCGTAGAGTTCATTGCCTTGAGAACCGCCTTTTCGATTTTGTTTTCCTCGAAAGGTACTTTATCACCACTTCTTTTGATTACGTAACGTGGTTCGTTAGAATTAATAATATCTGAATTATTCATAGTTTTGACTTTTAATAAATTTTTACAAGAGAATTATCGAGGTTGCTGTTGTTCTCTTTGACGACGTTTTTCCATAAGTTCTCTTACCCTATCGCCCTTCTTCTGTTCTTGATTCTCTTCGAATCCAAGGAATGTAATCGATGACTCAGTGTCAATTTCTAACAACTCGTTATCGAACTTACAGTTCTCGAACACGATTCCATCTTGCCCAAGTCGAGACTTTGTAATTGCGATGGTAGCCAACTTCAACTCTTTTTGTTGTAGTGTCTTTGCCACCGATATAATCACGTGTCCCACTTGTGCCTTTTTGATTGAGCCACCCATTTGGTCTGTAGTCACAACCTCAGAAGAGATTGAAGAACGGTTTCCTTGAGTTGCCGTCCATCCTGCAATTCCGAGTTCATGACACATAGCCTCAAAGTGTCTCATCACAGAACCTTCTGCTTTCCATTCATCCGTCTTCAGATTGTCAGGAACAACACAGTCGATATAATCCAAAGTAATCATATCAATTTTTGTTCCGTCTGCAATCATCTTACGAACTTGGTTTTTTATCTGATTCATTGTCATTGTATCAGAGGGTAGTTTTTTAAGAATCAGTCTGTTTGGCATCGTATTCTTAATCTCTTCGACTTTTGACATAACCTCTTCTTTTTTCAGAGCGAGGTTATCGGGTTCAATACCCGTCCAAATGGTAAAGTGTTTTCTTTGGATAATTTTTGGGTTGTCCTCAAAAAATATCTGTAAAACATTGTACCCCAAATTGAACGCGGTGTTCGCAATCTTGGTCATCAAAGTTGTTTTTCCAACCCCAGTTGGAGCCAATATAACTCCGATTTCCCCTTTTGCTAAACCACCTTTAAGGAGTCTATCAATACCCTCGATTCCCATCGGAATCGGATGTCTGAAGTCATCGTTGAGAACGTCGTCTAAACCTGTGAAGATATCTGTAAGTCCAGTTTCTCTTTCTCCAACTTGAAGTGCCTCTCTTACCATACCTTCAACAGCATCGTAAGATTCAAAATCACCTTGGTCGATGATTTTTTGAGCTTTGTTCATCGCCTTCTGAAGTTCTTGTTGTTTACAGAACTTCAAAGCTTTTTCCTGAACAAAGGGAGCACCTTCGAACGGAGCCTCTTGGATTTGTTTGAGAGTATCGACAACAATCTTCAATGCCAACTCTTGAGAAATTTCCGTCTTGGCAATTTGTTCCAAGGTTTCAAAGTTGGGAGTTGTTTGGTATTTTCCGTAATATTCACGGACCATTTGTACAATCAACTTGAAGTACTTGTTGTCGAAATAAGAGGATTCTAAAACATCGATAATGGATTGTGCGAACTCTTTGTCTGTAATGATTTGGTTGATTAATTGTAGTTGAAATGTATTTCCGAGGTATTCAAAATTCTTATTCATAGAGTCGCGTGTATCAATTAAATATTACCGAGAAAGGTCATATCCAAGAAGCGAGTAAGACAAATTTTCGCCTGAAAAAATGTCAGTCAAACCCTTCAAAATATTTTTCAGGCTGGGACGTACGTCAACCGTATATCTTACTTTTGGAGGGAACATTTTACCATCAAAAATACGGTGAAAAATAATTTCATCGGAAATTTTGACATACATATTGAAGTTCTCAGGACCATCAGTATTTGAGGTATTCATCAAGTCAGGGTCCAAGAAAATCGCCTCTTGATTATCAAGCATGTAGGTGACGGTTTTCATTTTAAGGTCATCCACCAAGATACCCTCAATGTCCTTCATCATCTCATGAAGTTGAACAGAACGACGTGCCTTTGGATTATAGTTACGTACGTTATAAAATCTCTGAACAACGATGTTTTCATTCAGAGTCAAAAGGAATTCCATCTTTACTACGGATTCTTCTTTCATAATTGTGATTGATTTTGTTGATTAAAATTACGTTTTTCTTTACGAGTTAGTTTCATAAAAGGTTTTAAAAAATCTACAAAAGCCTCGTCATCTTTTGGTAGATATTTGAAGAAACCATCCTGTGTCATCATGACAATTATATTACGGAAATTCCGACCTTCAGGGTCAAGAGATTCTGAATAATATTGTTCAACGATAAGTTTAGCTTCCTCGGTGATAAGTGGATTTTTTAAGTCCACAATGGTTTGGTTTGTTATGTAAAATTTTTCACCTAGTTCTCCATTTTTAGTTACACCTTGTAAAATATTCCTCAAGACAACTTCCTTGTGTTCTTTAACCAATTCTTTTGTCTTTGTTAAAATATCATCAACAGAAATAACGTTTTCAAGCACCTCAGGAAAAAATTTCACAAAAGTTTTTTCACCCAACAACTTAATGCCGTCAATGTTGTCAGACTTGTCACCCATCAATACTTTTGTCGCAAAAACATTCTGATGGGGGATAAAATAATCCCCCATTTTGACTCGGTCCCCGTAAACATATGTTTCTTTTTTTATGGGAGAAAAAACCGATGTTTTTTCGCTAACAAGTTGCAATAAATCTTTGTCAGAAGAAAGAATAGTTTTTTCTTCATCTTCAGAAATAAAACAATAATAAGCAATTAAGTCATCTGACTCATTTTTTTCGACTTCAATTTGTCGGACGAAACATTCCTCAAGATACTCCTTGGTTCGTTTTTTTTGAGAATAATATGATTCGAGTTTTGCCTCGTTCATATCATTCCTACGATTCAGTTTGTACTGAGGATATAACTCACGTCTATGGGAGGAGTTATTAACTCCATCCCAAAAGACAATGATTTTGTCGTACTCGTTTCGGTCCAGTTGCCGACGAAGGGTGTTAAGGAAATGGAATACACCCCCAATGTGATTTCCTTCCACGAATAAGTCCTTGACTCCGTGGAATCCGATTTTAAATAGATTATCTCCATCAACAAGTAGTGTTCTCACAAGAAGGCAAATTAATTGTCTTCTTTTTCTTCCTTCAACACAAAGTCCCCATCAGAACCGATTATCTCTTTCCAATAATCTGAGTACTCTTTCTTATAAGCTTCAATCGATGCTTTCTCCTCTGCAGCTTCCTTACCTGCCAAGAAACCGTGGGGGGTAACAATAATCTTTCCGTCTTCATAACCCAATCCGTTGATGTGGTTTTTCATGACAGAGATTTTGGTACGAGAGGCGAACTTAACAGTGCGCTTATCCTTAGTTGCTGTAATCTTTGTTGTACCCGCACCTTTTTGGTTTCCAAACAAGAATACCAAAGAAGAGTTGAGCCAAACAGACTCACCACCCTTAGCCTTAATCTTCGGTTGTCCAAAAGGATTATCAGGGAGTTCTACCCAAGGTTGGTTAACAATAATCAAGGAGTTCTCAAACTTGGAATCCGCTTTACGTGAGCCCGAAATTCTTTGGTTGATACCCATACCAATCTTGTCAGATAGAACCGAAGCGTTATGTTGTTTACCACCCTTGCCTTCATAGGTCATCTTACAGGGCACAGACCCCACAGAATCCCACAGGAAACACAAACTATAGTCGAGCTCACCCTTCTCTTGGGCATCCAACAAATCGTTGATGTAATCGGTGATTTGTTCGATGTACTCGAAGTTGTTATTGAAGATAAAGAACCCGTCCCAATCCAATTCACCGGTCTCAGGGTCAACCACTTCCTCACACTGAAGTCCCATAAGACGAGCGTGTTCAAAACTCCATTTCTGTTCGGTGATAATAAACACAGGAAGAATTTCTTTCTTCTGAGCATCCACCGCAGTCTTAATCATTGCGGTTGTTTTTCCTGTGTCAGAGTGACCCAAGAACATGTTGATGTGTCCGATAGCAGGACCGGGAAGACCCACCGCGTCCAAAAACTCTTGACCACAATCAAAGAAACGTTGTGGTTTGTATTTGGCTGAAGTGGAAAACTTCTTCTTTATTGAACCAAAATCATTCTGTTTTTTGATTGCCATTGTATTTCCAAAATTCTGTTAGGGTTTGTAACTTATCACTTGCATTGGCTAACTTCTCAACAAAGTTATCCATCTCTTCCAACATTTGGGGATGTTCTCCAATACCCGCAGCATTCTCAAGATAAATCATAAGAGTTGCCTCGGCTTCCAAAATCTCAGCCTCATACTTTCGTTTGAGACTGTTAATCATTTTTTCTCTTGTTTCTTTTGTCATTGTAATAAAAAGTAAAAGGGGCAGACAACGTCTGCCCCGTTAGATTAGAACGGTAGGTCCTCGTCAGCAGGTGAGTCAGCTTGGGGGTCTTTGTAGGAAGTAGAAGAACTACTTGAACTTGAACCTCCATAGGTTTCAGTTCCCTCTTCATCGTTACCGTAAACATAACCACCTTTGTCGCTATCCCAACGTGGTACTTCACCACGAGCAATCGCCTCAAGGTACTCAACAGGTTTTTTAGAATATACATCCAACCAGGTCAATTCATCATCAACCCACTCTTTCATCACCTTAGCATCTTCGTGAATTGGGGTGGGGTCATCATACATTACAGTTGATACGGTAGTGTACGCAGCACCCTTTGGGGTTTTTTGTTTGGTGAGTTCGATAATCAAATCACGTCCTTTGTCGGGGTCGGTAATATCACCTTTATTACGCCAAATAGGAATAATCTTATCTAAGATACCTTCGTTTTTGTAATTGTGTTTGAAACGCCAAAACTTTACACCATCTTCCTCAGCATCACGGTCAACAACTTTTACAATGTAAAACTTACGTGACTTGTATTGTTTTGCCAATTCTTTGTCTGATTCTTTACCAGTTGACATAAGTTCTTCATAAACTTCGTTGAGTGGTGAACGTTCGTTGTCATTCTTACCCGGGTCGTAAAACTTTTGCCATTTACCACCTACTTGGATTTCATGATACCAAGCCTCCTTGAAAGGTGAACTACCATCTTTGGTAGGGAGGATACGAACACGACGTGTGCCCGAATTTGATTTGTCATCCAAGATAAGAGCGAAGTATTTCTTCATTCTCTCGTCCTGTGACATCTTTCCCTGTCCACCACCACTGGCTTGTTGGGATTTTTCATACTGTGCTAAAACTGCATCTAAAGAACTCATAGGAAATAAAAAATTAAGTTAGTTGTTTAATGTTAATAAAAAAAATGAACGTAGTCAAATTCTATCATGAAAATAAAAAAGGGTTGTGTTACCACAACCCCAAATATAATCATGTTTCCATAGAAAATCAGTACTTGAATGGATTTTTGTATCCATCATCGAAGGCGTCAAACGTCTTCTTGATTTCCGCAGGAGAAATACTTTCAACCTCATCTGAAGTCAAAACGTATTCGTGTTTACCCGCCTTTTCGAAGTCATCTTTCTTGTCTTCAAAGAAGTCGGTTAACTTTTGATTGAAAGGTCCTGAGTCCAAACTTCTGAGTTCAAGTTTCTCTTGTGGAGTCTTCTCTCTATACTTTTCAATTTTAGTTTCAATGTCGTTTAACTTGTTAACCAAATTATCCATGTCAGCAAGTTTTGTTTCAAGATTATTCAAATAACCAAACAACTGTTGGAAATAGTCGTCTTGTTTTTTCTCGATACCTTTTTGTGAGTTTACCAAATCTGTAATCTCCAATTCTTCTGTACCACTACCTTCTGTCTCTTGAGACTCTCCCTCTCCATCGATTTTTTCAACCTCAGTGTCTTGAGCCACATCGATTTTCACGGGAGGTGTATTAGGTTGGGTGGGGGTTTCCTCAGCACCAACCTCAGGAGTCGCAGGTGCATCTGCTGGTTCCAAAGCCAAATCGGCTTGCTCAGTGATATACTTGTTAATTTTGTGGTGTCTTTCGATTTCTCTTAAAATCTTTTTGTCGATTTCCATTTTGATTAGCCGTTTAATAATGTCTTTATACCGTGAGCAGTTTCAACTTTTACTTTTCTGTTAGCTGTTACAGAATGTCCGGCTCTTTCAATTAACCCATCTCTTTCACGAACGACATAACAATCCCCCGTGTCAAGGTCACAAACTTCAGTTGTACCATCACCATTACTCCTTGAGGAAATTCTGGCGTTTTTACCAAGGTACTGGTTCAATTTCATATTTAAATCCATAGTCTAAGATTTTACTATAAATATCCACTTATACACAAACATCAACAATTTGCACCTGTTAAGTCACAAGTAGTACCTTCCAATACGATTGTTCTACCATTAGTTCCGTTCGGATAGCATTCACAACACGGATTTTGAAGAATGGTTTGCATGTCATTCGAATCTATAATGTCATCAGGTTTATAACCGTAATCGGGACAATCGTAAGGAATAATGGACCTTAGAAATGGGAAGTTGTAAGTTCTTGTTGGAGTTGTTACCGAAACCATGAAAATAACTGAATAGTCCGGTTTATTCCGAGTAATATCACTTAATGCCAATCTGAAACCATTCAAAGCTGAGGTAAAGTTACCTTCAGAAGCCGTTGTACCAGCGGACAAAGTGAAGTTGGAAATGGTCAAGTTTCCAACGATTCCACTACCTACTATGTAGATTCTTGCAGGGTAAGATTGACTTAAAGTTGTGGCGATTCTAAATAGTCCGGTAAGGTTGTCAGTAGTAGTACCATAACCAATTCGTAACAAAGTTCCACCACCCGTTATTTGTAAATTACTCAACAGAATGTCATCAGAACTTTGTGGTACTTGATTTGTTGAACTTGGAGTTGGTGTTGGTACTGGATTTCCTGTGTTTGGTCCCACACCAAAAGTGAAGACAACGTTTGATGGAGTTGGGGTACAAGTTGGAACTATTGAGCTTGTAGTATTAACATTATTCGCCTGAGGTGATGGTTGTGGGGTCGGTATAATTGGGATATTAGAAGTGAAAGGAGGAGTTTCCTTTTGTTGGAGTTTGTCGATTAACAACTTCGCCTTTACCAATGAAGCAGCAATATCAGTATTCCTTGTTTGACTAACACCAGTCGGGTACGGCCAATTTTGGAGATAGAATGTTTCCAAAGACTTCTGTCGAATTTGACCAATTTTGTCTCTGAGTCTATCCCTCATGAATTGTAAAAATTCCGAAGTCGATGCGAACATGGCTACCGGCACAGAATTTTTAGTACCTTGATTGGTTTGGAAATTTCTACATGAATATGTTCTCAAGAAATATTTTTCAATCAAATCTGAATAATTGTACTCCAAAGTAACTTTACCATAGTTGTTATCGTATCCATTAAATCTATTGTCACTGAAACTCGAAACATAACAAATACAGAATATCACAAACTGCAGATTTTGGTCAGGTGTTACGTTTTTAATTTCTTGATATAGTTGTTCCGCATTCAATTTTGTATCAGTACCCGCAACACTTTGGAATCCTAAAACATCTAAATAAGGGTAATCCTTCACTTTAGCAGTACAAGAGTTTTGTTCTGCAGTAGTTGTGTTTGGATTTGTCGATTGATTAGCATTCTTCTGTTGTGTTGTTGTGGAAGCGGTGACGTTGTCTTTTCTTTGTTTAACCGCACTAATTACTTTAGAAACTAAATTCTTGTTGATACTCATCAAATAGTTGTCAATCAATGGTAAATCAAAAACACTTTGTCTTATACCTGTGAATGCCGTTTGGAAAGTACCAGGTGTAACAGTATGATTAACTTCTGTAATCATATAAGAACCATTAAACATGGGAACATGTCTCAAGTTGAAATACATTGTTGGTTGAATCAATGCATTACCAAAAGCGACAACCTCACAGTTGTAACTCATGTTCTTGTAGATGTTATACAAAGAAACGTTCTGTGTTGCAGTATTTCTACCCGAAGCGAAGTCAGCCATCTGATTTATTTGTTGAATTGACTCCGAAGTTGCTTTACCCATGTTTTGGTCAACTCTGAACGAATAGAAGATATTTTGGTTTCTTGTTCCAATATCAACATTAAAACCTACAACCTTGTTATTCAACAACGTATTTACATTTTCCTCTTGTCTTACAAGAGGGTTGTTGTTGGCTCTAATATCAAAGGCATCACTTCTGAATAAGAAGTTTTTATTTCCTTTCATATCCAAATAACTCGAAGGTCGACCACTATAAAAACAAATGAGTTTCGGTCCCGAGTTTCTGTAATCAACATTCAAGAAAGTCCCCCACATGTCATTGGCAAAATTTTGTGGAGTTTGGTCGGCATCATTTGCATTATTACCGGCAACATCCTGAGTTTGGTTGTAGAAGTTGACATAAGCAGGTAACGGCATGACAGAAAAATGATTCTTGGTTAGAATACCCGCCAAGAATACAAACACACTCATGTTATAGTTAATTGATTCTGCATCTGTGATTCTTTCCAAATCAAAGATGTCAATTAATATTTTTTGTCCTATATCACGTGAAGCTCGGTCTAAAAACATTACATCTTCAAACAAGGAACTTTCTCTGAAATTGGACCCCGCAATCCATTTATCATTAAGGGCTTTGAAAACCTCATATAATTCGACCTTTGGTTGAGTACCATCGAATTGTGATTGTATAGAACCTTCCGATATTTGACTAATTTCAGGTAACCCTTTCTGAGTTAGAATAATTGTTTGGTTTAATGTTTGGTCAAAGAAATCTTGATATCCATTCAAGTATCCTTGTAATTGACCAGCAAAATCTTGAGCCGTTAAATTTGGATTATCAAGTTTCTGAGTCGCGTATAATTTTACCAATTGACTTAACTCCGTCGCATTGAATTCATTGAATTGAATATTTGATGAAATGAAAAAGTCTGTAATGTACGAACTGTTACCTATGTAGTTTAACTCCGGTATTGTCGAAAATCCAACATTCAAATCCAAAGCTTCCCATGCGTTTTGATTAAGTGTACGGGATATTAGGAACGTTGTTGCCCCACCACCATCAGGTAACGAACCTTGTACATATGGGCTAAACGGTATTGGGTCCGCAACTGTTAGGTTACCGGTGACGTAACTGATATAAGATTCAACAGTTCTTCTACGGTATACCGTAGGGTTACCCATTCTAAGTGCAACATCATAACCCATAAGGTTTTGTAACTTAGCAACAACACTTCCAAACTGATTATCAATTATTTTAATAAATAAATCTTCATCATCAGAATAACTTGGTGGTAAAGGAACACTCATCAATTCTCTGAAAAGCCCTTGAAAGTTTTTGTAGATGTAATCTGTGTCTTGGAAAGATTGTCCGACTCCTCGATTTGTTGTTGAAACTGTCGGGTCTAAGATTGCCAATGGGTCAACGACTGTGTCATTTTTGTAATTCGACACAGACTGAGAGAATTTCAAAAATTCCTCTTCTAATTTGTCTAACACACTTCTTTCAAAAACTGAAAACATATCGTCGATTGCAGAATAGTTTTGAGTAAAGCCCAACGAATTAGTTTTCAAATCAAAAGCCGGTGTTGTTCCAACCAATGGAATTAAATTCAAATATTCATCATAGGCAGGTCTTACAATATCCGAAGAATCAAAATAACCATAGTTTGGCATTTTCCAAAATAATCTCACCGAACCATTATAAACTGAGGAGTTGTTATAAAGGTCTTGACCTAAAACTCCTTGTACTGAGTAACAAGCTTCTCTTACTTCGTTTTGTTGTGTTCCAAAAGAAGGTAAAATGTAATAGTTTACTTGAGGTGTTGCGGCAGGATTATCACACGTGAGTATATTGGGGTCCGAACTTGGAATACCATCAGGAATAATACAACTATAAGTGTACATGTTGACCACGGCTACCTGACCAAACGCGTTCAATCCATTTGTATTAATATTTGAGTCAACAAGATTTTGTACTTTTAATCCATTACTGATTGATTGGTTAATTTCAGAATCAGAGTAGTTTGTGTAAAGATTACTCCCATTTAAGAAGTAATTGAAATCGTTAATAGCCTTTGGATAAAAACCAACACTCAAGTCGGTGTATTGAACACCAAGAACGTTAGTTTGATTTTGAAGTTGGATATTACCAATATTCAAGTTGTAAACTTTATTTGTATTACCACCAATCGGGTCGAAATTTTGTGCAAAATTGAAATCAGTCCAAACAGGACTCAAAATATCCGTTTGTAGTGCACCACTCTGTATGTAGGTTTTGTACCTATGCCATATCGAACCATATTTTAAAACCCACACGTAAGGAACTTTATGAATTGCACCGAATTTTTTGAAGGAAGCAAAAATGTAATCAAGTGAAACCGTTACGTTGTTATCATAACTCTTGTATTTTTCTCTGAACGTCGCAAGAGGTAAAGAATTAATAAAAAGGTATGCTGCAGCTGTGTAAGGATTAACAACGTTGTTCTTTTCATTTTGTACACCAACCAAAATTGAATTAACAAAATATGGTGTATTCAACATCGAAGTCGTTCTTTCGAAAGGTAATGTCTCGTTGTTCCCCCTAATAATACCTTCCGTGGGTAATAAATTATCAACAGTGCGATTTACGTAAAAATTGGTTAAATTGTTCGCAGGATTCGGTGAAGTAGTTGATAAATAATTGAAACTTGTAACAGGTCTTATGTTCGTTACATTATTAACTTCAGTAAAATTTGAAATTAAATTTTTTGGTTCGAAGATTTTGTAAGTTCTACTTGTGTTGTTTGCATTGGCAACATCACCAACTGCAAGATATCCATTTAGGTTAGTTACATTCCAAAGTTGGTTTGTAAAAGGATATGTGTCAATAAACTGAACTTGGTTGGTTATTGTCGAACCTAAAAGTTCTTTTACGGTGTCTTCCCCAGGTAAATTTGTATCAGGAGCTAAAATCAAACTTGATAACGAATCCGTAGATAAAATACTAAAATTATTTGCAACTTCCCTTCTCAAGTATTCCGTTACAAATATGTCTCTGATGAACTCTTGCCAAAAAGTGCCTGTCCCCTGATTTGAAAAGTTTTCTAAATTAGCCTCGTAATTTGCTGAAGTTAAAACGGTATTTTTCAATTTGTTTATCAAATACGGACTACTAACTCCCAAAGAAGAAATAATGTTACCTGCCTCCAATGAACCTATTGTAGTAATCAGAGATGTTTTTATTGGGCTATTAATTAACCTTCCAAAACCTGTATAGAAAGAATACATAAATTGTCTTTCATAGATTTCATAAAAAAATCTTAACTCTTCCGTATTCCTGTAAGCCAAGTTTACAAGTGGAAATTCAATCGCATTTAAATTTAATTTTGTAGAAACTTGTGCATCGTTTTGTTGAGGCGGTCTTTGGTTAATTGAGGTCAATCTTTGGGCAGTACCTTTCAAATATTCTTCAACAAATTCTACTTCCGGCCATTTATCGTACAAGAACCCTTTTGTCAAATTTACTATTGATGGGTCACCAGGATACGCTAACTCATACTTGTTTTTATTTTGGTCAGTATTTTCGACAAACACCTGAGGCCATGGGTATACAAAAACTTCAGAGTTTTCTACCGCAGCTTGGTCTGCGTTTGCAGCATATTGGACTCTATCAACACCATCACTATTGGGGACTGACGTATCATTTCTGAATATAATACTTTTTCTTACGGGGTCAGTTTTAACATTCCACGCCTTCTCATGGACCTCATCCATTAGACGAATGAATGCTTCCGTCGAAGCCATAATAACCGCACTGATATTACGTATAGTTGGTCTAAAACCAATACCTGTATCGGAACTAATTATTTTTGCCGAAAGTTCTTCTGTGATACGATTTTCTTCTTGGTTTACAATTTTATCCAAATCACCCTCCATGGCTCGTATAAGCGTATCGAACCTTTGGGGACCCACAAAACTAAAGAAAGGTTGTTTAACTTCTTTCAATCCGTCAGGAGTTAATTCAACAGTAATAAAAAATAAACGTTGATATTGTTGTTTTACAAAGTCAGACACTTGTTGAGGTGTTGGTGCCAAGATTCCTGTTTGGAAACTTATCGTACGTGTCCAATCTATCAAAGACGGGTCAAGTTGAATGTAAAAAGTATCTTTATTAATTGAATTAGTAATCTTGAAATTCTTCTGTGCGGATTTCCCGTAAGTACTATTTTCCGATAACCGAGTGTTATAGGTTTGAGTAATTGCAGTAAGTTCTGAAAGTGCTTGTTGTCTTCGTTCAGGACCCAACTCAGTCTTAAATGCGTAAATTTCTTGTCCAGTGTTCTGTAAAACATAAGGGCGGTCATTCACGTATTTGGTAAACCAAGAATCCGCACCACCTCTTATTTTATTATAATACTCTTTAAGTGTTTTGCGATATGTTTCTGCTTCAGTAAGGGCTTGGAGGTCTACTTTATTGTATGACGCAACAATTTTTTCTTGGAAATTCTTTAAACGATATCCTAACTCTGGTAAAGTTAATTCGGGAAAATCCTGTGGTATTAGCCCTTTAACTTTATATTCATTGTATATTTCCCTTATCTTTTGATACCCTTTTGAACTTATAACTGTTTCGGAGGTTGAGTAATCTGAATTTTGAGCATCAAGTGAATTTGCCAATTGTGAATTCAATTGACCTCTTGTTGTCGCATCATTTTGTTGACTATCTACCGGAGTTCTCGTTACATTATACGTTGTGGTGTACATGTTAGGTAACGCAGTGAGGTGACCTAAAGTAATTTCATTAAGGATATTGTATTTGTATCCGAAAAATTTACAAGTAATTTGATAATTCCCACTGAATGTGTTGAATCGAGCATTGAACGTGTGGAGGTTCAGTTGATATCTTATCGCCTGTCCATACCAACCTTTTAGAGTAAGATAGAATTGTGGATAGGGTAACTGAAAAAATGCGGCATATGGTGATTGGTCCCCTTGTTCAAAAAGTGCCCTACCTTGAACATCCTCTAATTCTATTGTAACTTCAGGCACAAAATTCAAACTCGTTCTAACAGAAATTTGAGTAATTCCCAAGAGTCCTGGGTCTATTGTCATTCCCCTTTCATCTGTTGAAATGGACTGTTTGTAAAAAGTAGTACCGTCTGGGTTAGATACAATTGCTTCATTCCTTTGGAGACGAGCCTGTCCATTAATTGAACCGAGACCTGTCAAGTCATCGTAATAACCTGAATTTAGGAATTGGTCGTTGTTTGGTTTAAGAAAATTAATCTTCGCAATTGAAATTGTTCTTATGTTGTCTTGCGGAGTTCCTCCAACGGCAAGTTTTGTTCTTGGAAGTAAATCTACTTCCAAATTAGCAAACATTACCAAGTTTTCGTGGTCAACCAAACGTTCTTGAATGATTTTTTGACCATTGGTAGCGTTTGTTGAAGTCTTGTTTGGGTCTACAAGAATGATGTTATTGTAAGCCTCTTCAACAAAGATGTTCCCTGAGTTATCTGAAAGTCCATTACCTGCCATAATAATAGAAGTAGTTTTCTACCGAAGCTTTGTAATCTTGTAAAGAAGCCACCAAAGGAAATGGAATAGTGAGAATTGCCCCGTCGTATATGTTGTTTTCTAATCCACCGAATTGAGGATTGGCTTGAAGAATCAACCAACCAAAAAATGGTGAACCGTAAAATTCTTGAGAAGCCCTGTCTAATCTACTCCTACCTACTTTATAGACAAAGACCTTGTCTGTTGGCTTAGGGTCAATAGTTACAAATGGAACAACTGTTTGTTGTCCATTTACCAAGAACTGGTTATACCTGTTGTAATATTGAAACGGCATATTATAACAATTGAACCTTTGGTGTTATGACATTTGCAGATTCGTTTGCCCAAGTTGCAATGTCCGTGTTGGTGTTATTCTTGAGTCCCAAGTTTTTAATTAGAATTTTCCTAAGACTAGAAGGTGACGCATCTTTTTCATAAGTAAACACTCTCTTTTTTTCTGGTGAGAATGGGGTGTAAACTATAAAGTTTTTGAGTTTGTCATTACTAATTGTTGTGATGAATG